TTTTCTCCAACAGTTTCAACATCGAATGCAAACGACGGTTGCTTTAAGTAGTGTGTAATTAAGTCTTCTAGTTGTTCTTTTGTTGTAATAATATTCATAAAAACCCTCTCTTAAGAGTGAGGGAGCCTGAAACTGAGGTAACAGGCCCCCCCACGTGTGGAAACTTAGGCTATAGAACGAGCAACCTCTAGTAGTTCAGAGCGAGGGGTCTCTCGAATTACTTCTGCTGTATAAGGCTCAGCGGATGCTACGAGTTCGTTTACCTGTTCTTGACTTAGTTTCCACTCCTCGGCAAGGTCACGACCACGAACGAAGTTGAGGGTATACTGCGTCGTTGGTCCTGTTCCTAGTCGAGAAATCTCCCAGAACTCTTTTGAAAGAGGTCCTTTGCGCTCGTCATCATGCGCTTTTTTGATTTGACGAGCCAGCGATGGTGGTGCAGTCAGGATTTGTACGCCCTGCGATTCACCAGATAGTACGAGTACGTTAAACGCAAACTTTCCACGAGGCTTGTCACCAAGAATCTCGCAGAGTGGGCAACCATCTCCCATACAGACAAAAGACTTCTTACCCTTTGGGCGTTCAATCCAGTGCTGCTCATAAGTTGCAAATGGTTGATTCTCCATGAACTTAACAAGTTGTGGTTCTTCGGAGAAACGAAAGTCAGTTGGAAACTCAGAGTTATCTGACTTAAGAAGTGCATCAACGGCATCCCAGCCTTGTTGCACGGTTGTTCCAACCTTCGGTTGGGCTGTTTCGCTATCTTCATCAAGATAGTCGTCTGCATTTACTGCAGGCTTTGTAATTGGCATTTGTTTCCTTTTGGTAATGAGGCCCCGCGACGTCTGTATTACAGACTCTTGTCACTTCGGCTCTCGGTTGATGTGATGTCCTTCCAGCGCTTTAATAAAGCCTCTGTAAGGTCTTCGTGCTGGCCCCACTCTACACGAGCGGTGCCGATTAGGTTTCGCTTGGAAAACTCTTCAACAGCAGCCTCTATGAGAGCACGGGTATACACCCGATTTCCTCCAGTTTTTTGACCTTTTAAAGTCTTTGACCGAAGTCTATACGGGGCACGTGGGATATACCCTTTGCGTTCCCATAGACGAACTGTGACAATGGTCTTTTCCAATGCCTGTGCAAGCGCACTAATAGTAAAGACCTGTGTTTCTTGTCCGCCTAATGTTTTAATGATTGGGTTTTCATCCCAACCATTTGTCTCGCCGCTTTTACGACGAGAAACCTTTGGGTTTAGTTCTCTTCTTTTCTTTTTAGAACCAGGAATGTATTCAAGGTCAGCAAATGCTTTTTCAATCTCATCCTGTCCTCGTAATCCAGCCATGTCTTATCTCTTATTCATAACTAATGCCCAGACTACAGTCTGAGGATACATTTCATCAATTTCTTCCTCCGTAAGTTCATCACTGTACAGAGCAGCCATTAAAGCATCTTCATCAATAATTTCAACAGTCTTGATTAACTTATCACGAAGACCTTTTTCATCAATGATATCAAAAGCAATGTCTTCATCAATTTTACGAGTAACACGACGTTGTTTAGTCATTGACACAAAGCCTTCAATTTCTTTAGGCAGTTCAAAAACTACATTTCCTTTGCTGTCTACTTCGCCGTTCTCTTCAATTTCTTCAAACAAATCTTCTCGTAAAGACTTCATTTGTTCTTGAAAGTATTCAACTTGCTTTTTGTAGAAAGCATACTGTTGTGCTTGAGATAGGACGTTGTCCTTGTCTACTGTTCTTTGGTCTTGTTTTGAAACACGAGCCATAATTACCCTCCCACTTTAGTCTGAGAAATGAAGTTCAAAAGACTTCCCACCGTCAAGTCTACACCACCACGAGCGTTGATTCCCTGGCCGTCCATTACTGCGTCAGCCACAGCATTTTTCTGTTGGAGCATCTCATGCTGACGTTCCTCGATAGAGCCCTCCATTATGAGGTCTTGAATAGTTATTGTAGGCCATCTGCTTGAGGCTCTTTTAATTCGACCGTTTCTCTGCACAGCCAATCCAGCATTCCACGGCAAATCGTAGTTAATCAAAAGGTTTGCATTAGGTAGGTCAACCCCATAGCCACCTGCATCTGAGGATATAAATACCCTGCATTCTGGGTCAGTTAAAAACTTTTCTTTGCTTTTTTCTTTTTCTTTAGAGTTCATCTCTCCTGTGTAAATGGTTCCATGCAGTTCACTGTGGATTAAGTCTACTGCGCCAAGATATGACGTAAATATGACAACTTTTGCATCAGGGTCAGTGTCTAAATGCTCAGTAACATACTGCTTTAACACTTCAAGTTTTGGACTTTTTAAATTACCAATTTTTAAGTGTCCGTTGTTATACAGAGAGTTTGCATAAGCACTCCCCACTTTCCCATCGTAACGTGCGCCACTGGCAGCAAGAATTACAGGAGAATCACACACCATACGAAGAGCGGTTATTTTAGACATTATGGAACCTCTCATCATGTCTGCAGGACTACCAGGTTTGTGTCCCTCACCATAGTGAGCAGAAATTGAGAATCCTGCACCAAGCAGTTGCTGTGCTTCAATCAACTCGTTACATAGTTCTTCCGCAATAAACGAATACAATTTTTTATTTGCTGAGTCAAATCTCACACGTATTGGGTCACGATAAATGACGCTTGGAAGATACGGCGCAACATCAGGGTCTGTTTGAATTTTCCTCACTGAGGAAGTTTTCATCTTCTCGTGAAAAATTGGCAAATTTCTGTAGCGTTGAACTCCACCAAAGTGGTTTCTAACTATGAAGGTTTGGTCAAACAAATCAAATCGTCCTAAAAGGTTTGGGTTTACAAACTGCATAATACTGTAGACCTCTTCGGGTTTTCCGTTTTCAATAGGGGTGCCTGTAAGAGCAAACCTAATTGGAATATTGCGAGCAAGTTCTTTAACCTTTTTTGACCTTTTAGAACGAAAACCCTTTATTGCAGTGGCTTCATCGCAGACTATTGCGCTCCATGTACCTTTACTGACAATGTCCCAGTCATTGACTATTGACTCGTAATTAGTTATGACGTAGTCGCTCTTCTGCCCACTTTTGTACTGTTCTTTTCGTTGTTCTTTATTGCCGTCTATAACGATGGTCTCTGTGTTTGTGGTGAACTTGGCTATCTCTTTTTGCCATTGATACTTGAGACTAGATAGGGCTATTACAAGAACAGGGTAATTAGGTCGTAGTTGTTCTAAAGCAGCAATCGTCATGCAGGTTTTTCCTAAACCCATTTCATAGGCTACAAGCATCTTCTTCTCGCCCACCATACGACTTACAGCCTCTACCTGATAAGGCTTGAGAGTTCCGTTAAACAAGGAATGCCTCCTTACCTAAAACATACGACTTAGAGTTCTCTATACCTTGATGAATCTCATTTATAGTCATATCTCCTGGGTCTTTTACGTCTATGCCCTTGTAGTCAAAGAAAAATAAATTGATTCCGTACTTGCGAGCATAGGGACGCATTGATTCTGCTGCCTTCAATCCTGCTGCATCTTTGTCAAATGCTGCAATAACCTTATCTGCTCTTCGCATAATCTTTGCCTGTTCTTCACTAACAATTGCACCAAACGTAGAGATTGCTCCCTCAACACCTGCACAACGGAGACGAACAACATCTAAAGGAGATTCGACTACAACAAGGATGTCTGTAGCCATTACTTCAACACCAAATACAGTTTTAGATTTCTTAACTCCCTGCGGTTGATTGCGAAAGAATCTACCTGAAGCACCCTTTTCTTGCCATCCCATTAACTCGTACGTATCAGGATGACGGATAGGAAGAATCCATGCTGAATGATTTACATCCCAAAGTACGCCATGGTGTTTTGCTGCGGCAACATTTAAGTATCGTTTTTTTAGTTCAAATGCGGGAGGCTCTGAATACACGGCCAAACGAGCCTCTGACATACCTATCGGTTCTGCTTCAGGCTGTACATACTGTGGTAAGTCTTTGATGCGACGTAACAAAGTGTCTATTGGTAATTCTGTTTGCCCATCAATAAACTCTTTCGCTTCGTGGTAATCGATGCCACGCAAATCACGAACAAGTGTGTACAAGTTTCCCTTGTAACCGCAAGAGAAGCAAATGTGCGCACCAGTGATGATATTTATCCACCAAGATGGATGATGGTCTTCCTTTCCTGTGCGCTTTTTGTGCATAGGACATAATCCATTGACCTCATCGCCTCGCTGCGCGGCTAAAGGAACGTCTAATGCAAGTAAAGTCTTCTCTACATCAACCACTATCTGCCCCAGTTCATACAGTATGTGCACTTGGTCATAAGGGCTTCATCATGGAAACAACCAGTTTCCCAACGCCAAGTAATTGCAGTTTCGCTTGGTGGGCAGTTACGCGATTGAACAATCTTTAATAAGCGAATCTCTTCGTCTTCTTCAACTGGCTCAAGACCAAGAATTACATCGGAGTCTTGGAAGAACGAAGATGAATAACCAATTGAGTCTGCAGTTACTTTTCCAGCACGCATCTTCCAAAGCAATGTCTGGGTAGTAATAACGATTGGTTTGTTTATCTTTTGAGCAAGTCTCTTCAATGCACGAGTAATATTAGTGATTGCTTGAGGAGTGTTCATCTCTCCCGTAATTTCATCCATCATTAAATAAACGCCGTCTACGAACACGATGTCAGGGTTACACTGCTCAATCTTTGCTGACAACGCTGAAACGGTAATTCCATTTACAGCATCGACCAGATGAAACGGATGCAGGTTTTCCATGTTATTGAGCATGTCTATGTAACGAGATTCTTCTGCAGGCAACAACTTGCCTCGACGAAGACGTCCGTGAGAAACGTTGGAACGCATCGCATCGTGACGTTGTTGTTGCTCGTGATTGTTCATCTCAAAGGACTGGAACATTGGGACTTTAACCAACTTATGAACATTGATAGCCATCTGCAAGGCAATTTGAGACTTACCAGTCTTGGGTGGTGCGATGACGGTGATTAGTTGCCCACCCTGTAATCCTGCGGTTGCTTCATCAATCTTTTCAAAGCCTGTAGGTATTCCTAAAAAGGTCTTGTTCTGTAACGCCTTGTAGTCTTCATAGCGCTCTTCAGTATTTTTTGATAGGTCTACTTCGTGAGTGCCAAGTACGCCTTGCTCGTTAACTTTTGCAATTGCCTGCTCCATAGCAAGAAGAGCAGCGTCGTGATTATTGTCTTGAAGAAGTTCTACAGCGTTCTCTAGCCCTTGACGAGTAAGAAGACGACGACGGAAATCAACCATCGTGTCAAGGAGATACTCAACGGTGTCTTGTACATCTAAAACTTTGTAATTTGGATAATGGTCTTTTACCGTTGTTGCTGTTGGAACTTCACGATACTCGCTGTAATGTTTTCTTACAAAAGCCCAAACTTTTCGATTATCCTCATCAAGAAACCAAGAGTCATGAATTCCACGAGACAACGCAGGAACGATGTCGCGGTCTCGAATAACCTTACTAACTAAACGGTGCTCGTTGTCCGCTGCCATGCGCCCTCCCTCCAGAGTTATATATTGGCTAGTTCTATACCTGCTGAACCATATCTCGCAACTCGGTCGGGCTTATCTACTATGCCCTTTAAGTTTGGTCGATATGGAAGCAACCCTACCAATTCCTCTACGTTCTCATACAACTGCCAGTAGTTAAACGGATTAACTACCCGTCGTTCTAGTTTTTCAAAAGACTTCTCCAGTAGTTCCTCAGTCCAGTTCTCTGATTCAAAACCTGCTAGTTCTAATGATAACCCATAGTTATTAGACAATAACCACAGTTTGTTAGTTCCAAGCAAATCTATGTCTCCAACTTTGTAGGAAACTTTTTTTGCTAAAAGTCGTCGGGTCTCTTCTTCAACTAACTTTACCACGACGTCAGTAGTGACAATAAGTTGGGGAGAGGAGACGTTCGATATGTCTCCGTTTTTCATAGTACTTCTATTTTAGCGTACTTAACAACAAACTCTCGAAATTTTGCAGCACTGTCATTTGCCTCGGCTGCTAATTCTTCAGGAATTTCTTGTGGAATCAATACTGAGTACTGCCCACCGTTTATTATCATGCGGTCATGGACAAAACGGACATGTTTGCAAGAAAAAAACTTTTTCCACTTAGGACAACTGCAGCGTAGTTTCTTTGTTTCAGTGTCGACTTCTACTTCAAAAATTCCAGCAGCCTGTGCGGAGATGAACAGTTGAACTGTTCTCCACGAGGTCTGCATGCTGCTGCCTTTCATTGCGCTCCTCTGAGGTCAGAACCAACTATAGGAACTCGTACGAACGCTTCTTGAGCAAAACTTGCCATCGCTTCACCGTACTTGTCCTGCCAGTTCTCAAGCATAACGTTGGTCGTTACTATCGTTGGTAACGCCTTGTCATACCTAGAACGCAGTATCTCATCAAAGGAGGTGTCGTCGTACTTTGAACCGTATTCTTTTCCAAGGTCATCAATAACCAATAATCTTACGTTTAAGAAGTCAACTTTAGAACGACCATGAAGCCCATCAATTTCATACACCATCTGCTTTTTATCTTCTGGGTCTGCGTCAAAAGTCGACTTCTTCTTTGACAAAAACTCAGGATAAGTCATGTAGTAGATAGGGCGAGCATTGAGCCCATAATCGCTTGCGTTCATACCTAAAATCTTACGCGCCTCTTCGTCATCCTCTGGGAGACGTCGGACCACCTCCATAGCCGCAACAACTGCATGAGTTGTTTTGCCAATTCCAGGCCCTCCATCAAAGAGCAGACCGACGCCGTTAGTTCCAATGTTTCCAACTTGCTTTATGACAAGGCCGTTAACAACATCCTCAATCCATTGCTCATACTGAGGAGAAACTTCTCCTGAGCGCTCAACTAAATCCGCTATCTCAAGACCAAGAAACCGACGTGGAATATTTGAAGTCCGTAAAAGCCAATGCTTTTTTATGGATGTCAGATTGTTAACGTCGTACACTATTTAGCCCCCTGTATTTTCTTTTCATAGCGTTCTAGTTGCGCTCTTCCAGACATTGAGTTCTGGAATTCACGACCATCACTTGCTGTAAGAATAGCCATCTTATCGATAGAAAGTTTCTTTTCTGAAATTCTTCCAATACCTAAGTTTTCTCTGGCTTGATTCATCTTCTTGCCAAATGACGCTAAATAAAGTTTATACAGATTTGGAGCCTCATCACCAATGCTTTTGAAGTTGTACTCATCGGACATAAACATTCTGAGTAACTCAAGTTCAATTAAAGCAGTTGTTCCGTATTGCTTTCTAAACTTTGAGAGTGCTCCTGATAACGCTCTGACGTTGACCGTTCCTGGAAGGAGGGGGTATTTGCGCCCAACCCTGAAAGAAAACTCAGCAGCGACATCCATTGGGGTCCACTCATGTTCTGGACGCTTGCCGCGAGTTTTGGGGTCGCGCTTAGAGAGTTTCTGCTGTGGCGCATCCTTTGGTTCAACGAGTCCAAAACCTGCAAGGTCATTCCCATCGTCATAGTTTCTCATAGGTACTCGTATCTCCTTTAATGAAACACCTTCGGTGTTTCTAATATCTTTTAATTGATTACTATCTTGGCTATTAGGTACTAATGGCTTAATAGTCTTTTTACTACGTGACCTATAGTCATGTGAGGTGCGGACATTTGCGTCCCCTTGGTTAGGGGGCGTTTGCGTCCCACTTGGGCTTGTAATGTCCAGTAAGTCTATGCCACGGTATCCGTTGGCTCTCTTGGTCCGAGTTCTCTTGATGAAGCCAGCCTCTTCCAAGGCGATAAGGCCCCTACGGACGGTCTTCTCGTGGACGTTGCCAGTCTCTATACCAAGTTGGGCTGCAGAGGTCTGTAAACGCCCTTCAGAGCCCGCTAAATGGCATATGGTGGCCAAGAGACGGAACTGGTAATCGGTTAGATTGGCGCTATAGGCCTCTAGAGGTATTTTCACAGGCGCAGCCTACTTGTCGAAGGGGTTGAAGTCCTTTTTGCCCATATCCTCTTTGAGACGTTGTTCTACGGCTTGTGAAAGCGTGTCCAATACCCCACTCGTGATGTATGTAGCAAATGCTTCGATAAAAGTTGATAGTGCTTCCTGCATCTCCTCAAAAAGCAGGTCTGACTCACTATCGTCATCAAACTCGACTTCAATGACCTCTAAACCATTTTCGATGTTCCAGGTCTCTATTGCAAAATCTTCAACGGCGTGTAAAGCAAGATGAGCCTCAAGACTGTCCTCCCACACTAAGGCTATAACGTCTTCTGAGGTTACTTCACGAAGGATTTCTTTTAACGGGGTAGAACACAGCGTTATGTCTTCAGCACCTAAAGCCAGTGCATCGGCATTATCTCCATCTGTAAAGAACAAGTGATACTTTGCTTTCGTATCCTGCAAAGCCTTTGCTGTTGACAAGACAAATGTGGGGTATTCAGCCATTACTGGAAACACAACTAAAGATTGTGGGTTTAAACTTATTAAACGCCGTAATCCATCTTCTACATCGCCATCCTTAAATGGCAAAACAAGAATTCTTTTCATAGCCCCTCCTTATAGTCGTGGTATTCGAGATTGCACCACTGCAGGTTTGTTCAAGTACTTGGTTAACGCCAAGGAGATAAATGTAGCGGCTGGAACTGTAACCACCAAGTTGATGTCAATTTCATAGAAAACATAAAGGGCGCCAAAACTCAATGGTGGAGCAAAGAAAATGTTTATATTAGATTTACCAAGCCAAGCACCGAGTATGGTTAAGTTAAGAAGTTCAAGGACATAGGTTACCGCTAGTCCAGTAAGCACTGTTGTAATGAGTAGGTCTACCATGAGGTCACCCTACACTGTTGCTGTGTTTGCTTCCACTCCCTCAAAAGACCGCACAATCCACAGGCTGTTAACAGGGACCCAATCAGTAAGAGTCCTGTACAGACGAGGAACCTTAAAGTCTTTGTTGTAGTACAGGTGAGACGCAGAGTTGTGGGCTGTGCCTTCCCATACTGCGCCGTATTGAGCAGCCAGTCCACCGTCAAAATAGTCAGTCATTTCAGGACCAGCCTCAACTTGGAACCCTTCAAGCCACACCTCTTCACCAGAATCTGCGTCAAGTTCTAGATTAATTAAAAATTCAAGGAATACCTCAATGTTTTCAGCACTTACGTATGCTGTTGTCGAAAACCTTTGCCATTCAGTTGTGACTGTGGATGTGAGGGTAGATTCTCCATCAATGGGTGTTCCATCATCTTGTGGAGTAAACGTTGCTGTGACACTCACATCTGCGGACGCTTTTGCATAAAAAGATAGCGTGTAATAACTGTCCAGTCTGGTTGCAGCAGCAGTAGTTGTCTCAAGCGTTGCACCAGACGTAATATCAAGAAGAAGCGAGTTAGTTCCTCCAGGAGAGTCGGCTGGAACATCTGTGTCCAAAGAAGTGTCATCCGCAGTTATGGTCCACGTATTAGTGTTTACTTCAAACGATGGGTTTAGAACAAAATTTGTTTTATTAGAGTTTAAGAATATATCAATTGCTCTTGCTTCTTTGTAAGAAGTGTTATCAGTATTTTCGCCTTCTTCCACATATATTTGGTCAACGTAGTACGTTCCAGCAGCACTGAAAGATATTTTTAGAGAAGCGTAAACAGAATTAGAAGGCGCTGTCGTAGTTTCCCAAGAAGTCTTCCAAGTGTTGTTTGCTGACTGTTGGGTTCCTACAAAATCACTGCCTAGGGTTACTCCGTCTTTATCGTACCAAACTACAGTTAAACGAACGTTTCCTGAACTTGGTGGAGATTTAAACTTGTAACCAAAAGTGTAATCAAGGTCTTCTTTTACAGGAACACCTTTTCTTATGGGGTCGTCTGCTCCAAGAGTTATGTAAGCCGCACCACTTGCTACTACTTTTCCAGAATAAACTTCATCAATAACAAAGTCAGTTGTTACCGCAATTTGCTCATTACTTGAAGTAAGTGTGCAGGTATTAGTTATCCAGTTACCTATTCCACCGTAAAAAGTTGAGTCTTGAGCAGTCAACATTAGGTTTGGAGACACCGTTATGTCTGGCTCATACCCAGTCAAAGACTCCGCATAAGTTTCTAATCCTGTTCGCAATCCTTTGTTTTTGTACATATAGATTGCTTCTCTAATAAGTCTTTTTTGACTTTTAACAGGAAGACTTGGCTCTGGGTCTAACCCAAAGTTCAATGTTTCAAGGGGCAAAAGGTTAAAAGCACTGTCTTCGGCCCTAGCACTATTGGGTTTTAATAAATCAATTTGAGTCAACAGTTGTTCGTAAGTAAATGACATGCCCTCTATAAATGAGTAGAGAGCAGAAGTTTCATCAGTAACACCTAGTGGGCTTTGAATCTCACTGGTATACACTTTTGGAATTATGTCCATTATTCTGCGTTGAGCACCGTGGTCAGACGGGATTGTGTCCGTTATTTGACCAGCAACAACCCAATACCCTAAATCAATAAAGAGAAATACCCTGTAATAAATTTGTTTTCCAGGAAGAATGTCTACCAGTCCGTCTCCGTCTTCTGAGTCAACAAAGGAAAGACGAGAAACATTACCTTCAGTTGCTGCTTCTTCCCAAATTATTTCGCCATCTTCTGCAGTTTCTGGAAAGCCAACTTGATTTCTAACAACCCTTATTTTTGTGAAATCACCTGTTGGTGATTGCCAATTTAATTCTGTTTTATTAAAGTCAAGAACAACTAAAGACATTGGTTCAACAGAATACGCAAGTCTTGGTTGAAGACCGTATTTTGCTGCACCATAGGTAAACGTGCCATAGCGTGCCACTTATTTGCTCCCTTTAAACTATGTCTCCGTAGATTACCCACTCATCAGTGTCTATTTTTAAGAGAGTTGCTACAGCAAACTGCCCATTCAAATCAACAGTTCCTATTCCTGCAGTTGAAGAGATTGTAGCATCATCTTCAGTGGTAACAGAAACTGTTCCTGTTCCATTTTGAATTATTAAAAAGGTTTGTCCAACAACAAACTCATAAGTTGAATCATCTGGAATAGTCACAGTAACTGGGTCACTATTACTGAACACCAACGCTTTACCTGTATCGTTTACGTCTAGTGTTAGAGAAGTTCCGACTTCATACGAAACAATTCTTTGATGAGCGGTTGGAAATGCAGAAGCAACAGGTAGCCAGGCTGAACCTGTCCAAACATACGAGGGTTTTGCCACCTTAGCCTCCCATCAACATTAGGGTGTCGTTTAAGGAACCACCAGAAGTAGTTACCTGTGTATCGTCAACATCTGAAGAGGAGTCTACCCAAATTGTTCCTGCTGGATATCCAAGTGTAACTGCGTCTGGTTGAGTACTAGAGTAAACAACGGTAGGTCTTGCATCTGTGTACTCCTTGATGTCCGTTGTTCCAGTAACAATAACTGCTGTTGGAGGAATGGCTGAAAATGTATTGGAAGTTCCAGACATTGTTTTGTTTGTTAGTGTTTCGGCCCCAACTACAGTAGCAACAGTATTGCTTGAATATTTGGGAACACCGTTACTGTCAACATTAAATACAACAGTATTGCTGGAGTTCCGTACTTCAAAAAGATTGGCAGTCTGTCCAGAGGCTGCCTTTATGTTTAAACCAACTACAGAGGTTCCAGATGGAGTGATTGTTGAGCCGCCAGATTTAGAAGCATAATCATCATAAACGTCTTTAATGCCGTACTCCATATTGGCAAGACGGTCTTTAAGAGTGTTCCAACTAGTGGTAATTAAGTCAAACGAGCCAACCCAACCAGACCCTGTTTTAATAAAAGTGCCAAGGTTTTCCTGTAAAGCAGTTACCTCATTTTGAAGGCTGTTTACATGTTCGGCAAGGACTGTGTCGGTGAAGTCCACCTTGGTGGTGAATGCCTTCACTGATGCGGGATACGATGTTGTCACGTTCCTCTTCCTTCCAGACCTGTAGGTCTATTTTCTTAGGTTTGCCCCCTAATTACCTGCTGAACTCAGGCTATCTGGTTCATGGTTAGGATTAAGGAGGGTACTGCTGGCTTTGGGCTTGATGCTGATTCGCTTTCTATTGCCATTTGAGTGGTATCCGTAGACCAGGCTAATTGAACGTATTCATCGTGTTTTAAATCAATAAAAAAGTTCCATGCAGCAACCGCGTATTTTCCAGAACTTAAGTTTAGCCTAGTTGCAGAATTGGCTACATTAGAGCCGTTTTTCTTTAACCAAATCCATACGCTATCGCCAGAACCTCCTCCTCCGCCAGTTCTGTGATGTATTTGGGCTGAAAACTGTAGATTATATGTTCCGCTTTCTTCTACAGTAAACTTTGAATTATCTTTTACTGCTATTCCTTCTTCATAGTCTTTGTTGTCTACCGAAAAGTTATATGCTGTATTAATAGCAGCAGCAGTTTGGTCTGAACTACTGAACCAAGACCCGTAAGCAAAACCTCCTTGAACATTTTCTGGAGTACTAAATTCTCCAACCCATACTGGGTAGTCTGGGTCACCACCAAGATAAAACACATACACGCCGCTTCCTATTGCTGGAGGACGACTAGTAGAAACTATTGGCCATATCCAGTTAGTAGTTGCGTCTTTATTAAAGGAGGTTGATTGAACTTTTACCTTTAATCTACGAAGATATTGCGGGTCATTGTTGTCGTCAACAACGGCTCGATACACTCCGTACAGTCTCTTGATATGTCCGTCCATTAGATTTCTGTAATGTTCGTATTGGCTTCAGTGAATCTAAACAACTCGTCTGGGTCACCAATTAATGTAGTGAGCGCTGGGCTTGCTCCATCACGGTATAGTTGCGTTACCTTTGCAACTTTAATTCCTGGAACTTGTTGCAAAGCAAACTCAATATCTTGAGGATAGATGGTGTCTTCAAAAAATACTCCCGCGTATCCGAAGTCCGAAAGAATCTTATTTTTAATTGCAAGTTCTATTTCAGCGTTTGTGTATTGGTCGAGTTTTGTGTACTGAATGCTTGCTAACACATCCACATAAGTTGGTGGAGATACAGTTACAGTAGTTCCTAGTAAGATTTTGTCAGACAAGTAAACCTCAACATCTTCTTTTAATCCGTCGTACTCCAGTGTTGGGTCTCCATTTTCGTCAAGACCTGGTGCTGGGTCAGCATCTGTTGCTGAACGTGTAGGGGCAATGTAAACCGTTACAGATGTCCATACCGATGCAGTTGCGTTTGCTTTTCCTACTCCAGTAACTGCTAATGACAAATCAGCAAAATCTTGAAGAGTTACTGCTCGGGTGTTTGCTCGCAAAGAAATTGGAGCAGCAGTTCTAATTTGATTAGTGTCTTCTGGGTCAGACCCACCAACTGCAACTGAGTTATTAGCAACAGTGAGAGTGCTTTGCAACGCAGTGACTTGAGACTCCGACAATCCAGGGATGTAATCAATAGTGTCTAAAATTCCATCTACAATGTTACCGAAAGAGCCTCCACCAACGGTATACCTGGTTCGTATCTCTGAGTACAAAGTTGGAATTGCTCCTGAAACACCGTCTCCAAAGATAATTGAGACGTTGTTTTCTTCATCTACTAATGTTGAAAAGACTTGGTCTGTTGAGTCATAGTCTAATAAGTGCTGCACCTGTGTCCATTTGGTGTAC